CAGGCATCTGTAGGCGAAATGAGCCAAAAGCTTTTAATGCCGCTGGAGCAGACGACGAAATACTTTGCTCAATTGCGTGCCAACACCAAAGAGTACAATTTGTCCGTTGCAGAAACTAGACAAATTTTAGAAGGCACCGCTTTGGCAATCATGGCCACTGGTGGTAGCGCAGAAGACTTAGACGGAGCAATGAAAGCCGTTGTTCAAATTATGAGCAAAGGCGGCGTGCAAGCGGAAGAACTGCGCGGGCAACTAGGAGAGCGATTCCCTGGTGCTGTTGTTAAGTTTGCGCAAGCAAACAAGCTAAGTTTTGAAGAGCTTCAGTCTCGCCTGGAAGACGGAACAGTTGGCATCAGAGAATTTATTGAGTTTGCCAAGAAAAATTATACTGACTACGCAAAATTTAGCGAGCAGCTTGCGACTGCCCCTGAATATGCAGGGCAAAGATTGAAGATGGCATTGGAGCAGCTTTCTCTTGAGGTGGGAAGCCTGTTTGGCCCTATGGGGGCTGGCATTCAAGACGCTCTGACGAGTGCCATCAATGGCATTAGTAAATTTGTTAAAGATAACAGGGTGTTTTTGCGTCAAATGATTGCCGACTTTGGCGCCATTGCTGGCCCCATTGTCAAAGTGTTTGCGGAACTTTTGAAAGTTATTGCTCAATTTAGCATTGAAGTTGGCAAGGTTTTTCAAAATTTATTTGCACAAATTGCCAGCGCAGTGGGAAGGGCAAGCATAGGCTCCGCAAAAGTAAGACTGGACGCAGCCATGGCCGCTACAAAAGGCAAGACTCGGCCAACTGGTCCAGGGCCTGGCACCACTCTAGTAGCAAAAGTTCTTGGGCTAGGAAATCCATTTACAGAACTTGACGCTGCTCAGAAGACTTTCAAGGATCTCGGTGGACAAGCAGCTTTTGACAAGGCCAATGCCCCTGTGCAGCCTTCTAATTTAACTTATGGCGGATTTGGCGCTGGTATGTCGATTGATCGTCAAAGTGACGAAGACAAGAAAAAGAAAGACAGCTTGGAAGCTTTTGAACGTTTGCGTGACCAGCTTGCTAATGCTTATAACAAAGCAGAAATTGAGCGCATCAAAGCTGAATACGAGCTGCGGAAGCGCCTTCAAGAAGATCTGTATGACATGCAAGAATTTGGAGCCAATCGTCTCCAAAGGCAAAACTTGCAATTTTTACGGGCGCTAGCTAAAGTTGAACAAGATCGACAAGACGTTGCATTCAGTGGTCAATTAGAAATTGCAGAAGCCACAGGGAGAGTGGCGCCTTCCGCTCCAATGCTGCCATCAGCAGGAGGCGCAACTGCTGGAAGGCTGCCAGGTTCCATTAGCGGCAGACTTGACGCTTCGGGGCAAAACGGAGCCGATATGCCTGTTGCGTTAAATAATATAATGCGCAGCTATCACAATGGCATAGTAACTGAAATTAACAAAGCAGGTGACAATGGTAATTATGTTGTAGTTGAATTTTTAGATGACTTGGGCAACAAGCTAGAGGCCACATACAGCCATGTCGCTGCTGCTGTAAAAGTGGGGCAGTCAGTTGTTGGCGGGCAGGCCATAGGAAAATTTGACGCTTCGGGGCGCACATTCGGAGCCCACAATAGCGTTGATATTAATTCTCCTGGAACCAATGGAGCATTACAGCGCAATCGTGAAAGTGCAGCGGCACGACGAAGTGCTGACATCTTGGCAACCGGAAGGGTGCAGGGTTCCATTGGAGCCGGCACTCCTAGAACAAAAGTGGGGAGCAACGAAATTCGCGACACTATGGCAGCGGCAAATACTGGCATAGCGCAAGATAACGCTGCGCTTGCAGATCGTAATGCAATTACTGCCAGAACAAGCGACATCCTTAAGTCATTAAGCCGCTATATGCAAGAAACTTATAACGTGCCTGACTTAACGCTTGACAATCAACTACTAAAAGAGCGAAATGATCTGCTTGAACAGGGTGTAAATGAAAGCGTAATTGATTATAGAATGCGGCTTAGGGAGATAGGAATTCAATATCAAGATTTGCTGAAAAGATTCCCTGCTTTTGCCGAGGAGGCAAATCTTTCAGAGCTGGAACGTACTAGGACTTTAGCCGACTTGAGGCTAGGCATAGAGGCTGTTACAGAGGCAGAGAAAAATAAGAATGATGAAACTGAACGTGGAACGTATATCAAAGCCCGAACGCAAATAGCTAACGAGCTGGCAATGGCACAGGCTTTTACCCCTGATCAAGAAATGCGTGCTCAAATTGCACAAGAAGGGTTTACTGGAGAACGAGCGGATACGATTTTTCAAGAACGAAAAACTTTGCAGAGTGCGCAAAAATTAAAAGCAGACATGCAAGGAATTGCTGGCGCCATCGGAAATTCTTTTGGCGAAGCTTTTAAAGGTATCATTACTGGCAGCATGACCGCGCAGCAAGCCTTGGCTGGTATGTTCCAAAGCATTGCGGATTCCTTTGCTGACATGGCAGCACAAATGATTGCCGAATACGTGCGGATGCAAGCTCTTAGTTTACTTAAAACCATCTTTAGCGCAGTGGCGCCTGCCATTGGTGGAGGGCTCAGTAGCGGCTTCGGTGCGGGAACATCTTCTGCCATAGACACTGGAGCTGGAGGATGGGCTGACTCTTTTGGCACTTCGTTGAAATTCGCTAATGGAGGTATTGCTCCCGGCAGTTTCCAAGCGTTCGCAAACGGAGGCATGGTCACAGGGCCCACTCTGGGCCTCGTAGGCGAAGGCCGCTATAACGAAGCTATTATTCCTCTTCCAGATGGCAAGAGCGTCCCTGTGCAGCTCTCAGGCGGCGTTGGTGGCAATGCAGCTCCCATCAACACTAACATTGTCGTTAACGTTAAGAATGGCCAAGCCGAAAGTCAAACAAGCGGCAGTCAAGGCAATCAACTTGCACGAGAGCTTGAAGGAGCAGTCAGGCAGGTTATCCTCAAAGAAAGCCGTCCTGGCGGTCTTATTTCCAGCTCCCGCTAATTCTTTACCATGGCCCAACCCACTTTTACCATTGATGTTGAATATGGTTTAGCAGTACGGCGTGGTACGCGCCTGCGCAGGATTAGTTTTGGCGATGGTTACGAGCAAGTGGTGCCTGATGGTCTTAACAGTGATATTAGGAAGTATGATGTGCGAACAGTGCCAATCACTGATGCACAAGCTAATGCGTTAGATGAAGATCTAGCAGACCTTCAAGGGGATTTCTTTTATTCACAATTCAAACAAGATGATCAAGCCTATAAGTATCGCCTTGACCCTAATGAATGGAGCTGGCAGTGCATTGGCCCCGACTCCAATATTATTTCATTTGCAGTAAAGCGCCACTACGACTCTAGGAGGTAATCATGGGTATCAAGCAAGACGTTCGCAAAAGTTGGCACGACAGCATAATTGAACTGTTTGAACTTGACCTGCAACCAATTACTGGAGACGGTAACGATAAATATTATTTTACTGGTGATATTTTTCCTGATGGTACGAAAATTCGATGGCAGGGAGAAGTTTATCAGCCATTTCCTATAAGCATCACGGGCTTTGAGACAACCACTAAGGGTACCATTCCCCAGCCAGAATTAACAGTGGCGAATGTACTTGGCACCTTGGCCGCAGTGACCAATGCTTTTGATGACTTAGTAGGAGCAAGGGTTATCAGAAGGCGCACGTTAGGTAAATATTTAGACAATGGCACGAATCCTGACCCTTCGGAAGAATTCCCCGAAGATGTTTATTTCATTGAGCGTAAAACCAGTGAAACTAGTTTGTCTATTAGTTGGCAGTTAGCAAGTAAAATTGACTTAGAAGGCTTGCAAATACCACGAAGAATCATCACTCAAAACTATTGCGTTTGGAAATATAGAGGTGGTGAATGTGGCTACAGCGGGCCGCCGGTAGCAAATGATAGAGATGGCCCCCTCGTCGGAGATGGTTCTGCTGCGTCAGCTAATTACCTCAACGCATTAGATGCTTTTACTGATGCCAAAGTTGCAGAGCGCAATGCTAGATATGTACGAAATCTTGCCAGTGGAGAGACTACTAGCAATTGCAACGCATCTACATCGCCAAGTGCTGAAACCTATTCGGATGTAACAAATCCTGATGATTACAGTTTCGCCATTGTCGTAGAAGGAGTAGCAATATTTGCAGCGGTTAGCGGCCAGGCCGTGAGCGCAGAAGATTTAAATTCTATATATCGACCTGGCCGAACTATA